ACATAAAAGAAAACAAAAATGTTGAGGAAAATAAAAAGTTTCTTAAAGACCTCAACACAAGATTTTCGGATTACCAAAACAGTTTCGCAAAATTAAAACGTCCTTATGCAATCACTTGCCATAAAGCACAAGGCAGCACATATAAAAACGTAATAATACCAGTTTACGATTTTTATTCACTCAACTATAAAGACGCTAATCAATTACTCTATGTAGCAATGAGCCGAGCAAAAGAAAAAATAATTTTCATTGATAAAGCAGAACAATTTGACGATACAAGTAAACGTCATTCATTTTCTGAATTCGAAAAACAATCAATTTGTAGCGCATACAACTACAAATGCAATAATTGCAGAACGGATTTAGTAGAAAGAGAGTTTGACATTGACCATAAAATTCCAATTGCTTCTGGAGGCAAAAACAGTATTGAAAATTTGCAACCTCTTTGTAAAACTTGTCACAAAAAAAAGACAGCATTTGAAAAATATTAAAAAACTATTAGTATATTTGTGATTCAAAACCGTTATAATTTAGCGGTTTTTTCTACCCCATAATAAGTAAAAAATTTAACTACATAAAATATGACAAAATTTGACTGCACAAGAAAAATTGAGCAAATGAGATTCTATAAAACAGATGACGAAGTTTGCAAAATTGTTGGTATTTCAAAACCAACGCTTTACACCCGTTTGAAAAATTCCAACTGGAAAACTGCCGAGATTTATTTAATCGAAAGGATAAAATTATAAATCTATGAAACTATCCGATGCCATTAAAAGACTTCGTTTCACAATATCAAAACAAAATAAACCGAACCAAACCGATGCAGAGGCACTCAATGAAGTATTAAACATTCTTAATTTGGAACAACAAAAAACAAATCAAGAAAATTTATTATTTGCCAAACTTTACGCATTCACACTAACTGAATTACTTCACCACTATTGCGATATTGATTTTGCAAATAAACAACTCAACACCATTCTTTCAGAACCAATAGAAATCAGGATTGAAAATTTAAAACTTAGTTTGAAATTTATGGAGTTGCAAAATTACTTTAAGCAAAAAAAAATACTTGATCCATTCCTAAAGAAAAAAACAACGGACGAACTCGAAGAACTTCACAGACGGCACAAAAAACAATTGCCGAAACTTAATGCAACGGAATTTTCAAAATGTGGCAATAATTGGGATTACGAAAGCGTAAAGTACCAACTTGAAACTCAAATAAATTTATCAATCCAAAATTTCAAAAACAATGTATGAACCAATAAATATTTTAACCCCAGTTGTTGAAGAAAAAAAGATTGATATTAACGATATTAATCGTTTCAAAATTGATATTAACGAAGAAATTCCGTTGCCGGAAATCGTATTATCAATTTGTGACCCAAATGGCGAAAATAAAAGAATGGTAATGACTCGCCAGAATATAAGCTGCGTAACCGCACAAGCAAAAGTCGGTAAAACATTTTTGATTAAACTTATTATTTCGGCCTGTTTAAAAAAATCAATATTCCAAAATAGATTACATTCAGAAATGCCAAACGGTAGGGATAAAATCCTGTATATCGATACGGAGCAAAGTAAATATCACGTTCAATTAGGGTTAAAACAAATGCGTGATTTAGTAAACAATAACGCAACCGACCAAACCAACAATTTCAATGCTGTTTCTTCTAAAATCGATGTTTATCAATTCGATGCGGTGGGTACAGATATGCGGTACGACTATGTTAAAGAATTGGTTTACTCAAAAAATTACAGCCTTGTTATTATTGATGGTATTAGTGACCTTTCAATTGATACAAACGACCTTAAACTTGCCGACAGTCTTGTTACTAATTTAAGAATTTGGGCAACTGAAAACGATTTACACATCGTTAATGTCATTCACTTAAACCCAGGGGATTTGTCGCATAAAATGAAAGGGCATTTAGGCACGAAATTAGCCGATAAAAGCGAAACTGTACTTGGGGTATCAATTGACAAAGAAAATGCAAATATAAGGCTCGTACAGTCGTTAGCGACACGAAACAGAAAGCCTGACCCGTTCGCATTTGAGATTTTAGAAAACGGAAACCCAAACATTGTTGATTATGAATTTTCAGAATCAACAATAAAAGAAAGAAAACTATCAAAAAAAGACCTAATTAAAAAGTTTGAAATTGATATTATAAACGATTGCTTTTTAGAAGAGGATGAAAAAGGTTTTGGATATTCTTTGTTTTTAGACAAGGTTAAGCGTTCATTTTTAAAGTTTACAAACGAAACAATCGGGGATAATTATGCAAAAGCATTCATTAAAGAAGCTGTCGAGACTTCAAAAGTGTGTTTTGAGCCAGCAAGTAAGCGTTATTTTTTGTGTGAATTTATTTAATAAATTCGGTTTAGTCGGTAGTAAACCAGTGTTTTGTTTTAAACCGGTTTACAGTTTAAAAAACCCCCTATAAAGGGGGGTTTAAACTAAACCGTAAACCATAAACCACTTTAAACCTAAAAAATGGAAAAAATCAAAATCAACAAAGACACAACCATAAATCTAAACTTTGAAACACAAACATCGAAGTTAGGTCGTCCGTTCCGTTTATCCGGCACACGCTACAACTTGCAGTTACCTACTAAATGGATTGATGGTATGGAACGCCGCCACGTAATACACCAATTTATTTATTTAGATGAACAAGGTGGTTATTTTGATGTTGAGGTCGATTATTATAGCAAGTTTGTTAGTTTGGTTAAAGTTATTCAGAATCAATATAAATTATAAAATAATCTCACAAATTGGTAGATTATATCAAATAAATGATTATCTTTGAATATTGAAAATCACTAAAAAAATAGAAATTATGAAAAATTTAATAGCTCAATTCGAAAAAACAGGAAAGGTAAATACTCACTATTTTAACGGTTATGGGTTTACAAACAAAACAAAACAAGTAAAAGAAGCTTTATCAGCTTTAGGTTATAAGTTTGAAATCAAAAACATTATGGGAGCCAACACAAGAACTCAAATAATTGAGTTATGAATATAGTTTATAATCAAGATTGTTTAGAAGCTATGAAATTAATGAAAGACAATGAATTTGATTTAGCAATTATCGACCCACCTTATGGAATGACTGGTAATGTTTTTCAAATGAAATCTAAAAATTTAATTCCAAAAGGACAATCTTCTGCTAGATTAGATGACAAAATAGCAACATAGGTTTTGATTTAAACAAACCTCCTGATGAAAGTTTTTTTAATGAATTATTCAGGGTTTCTAAAAATCAAATAGTTTTCGGAATGCAATATTTTACTAAATATTTACCTCCAAAACAATGTGTTATCGTTTGGGATAAAGTAAACGGAGGTTCTTACTTTTCAGACGCCGAAATTGCCTGGACTTCTTTTGATACCGCCACACGAATAGCTAGAATACACAATCCAAGTAATAACCGTATCCATCTAACACAAAAAGTAATTAAATTATACGATTACATATTTCTTAATTACGCACAAAAAGGAATGAAAATACTTGACACTCACGTAGGTTCTGGAAGTAGCCGTATTGCTTGTTTTAAGAATGGTTTTGACTTTGTTGGATTTGAAATAAATAAAGAATTTTACGAAGCACAAGAGAAAAGATTTCAAGATTTTAAAAACCAAACTACACTTGAGCTATGACCCAACACCAAACCATCCTAAAAGACCTGATTAAACAGTCGGGTATTTCGCAAAAGAAATTCGCAGCCAAACACGAAATCGAGTACAAGAAGTTTAATCGATGGGTAACCGGGGAGCGCAACATCCAATTTTGCACACTTGAATTAATCGCCTTTGATGAAGGTAAAAAAATAACGTTAAAAATTGAGGATTATGAATAATAAAGAATTAAAATTATTTTGGAAAACAGCACTTAAATTCTGGATATCTGGATTTGTGTTTTGGATTATCTATACTGCTTTATTTTTAATCATTGAAGGCTGGCATATTAAAGCAACACATCCGGTTGAAATATTTTTGGATAAAATCGTTGTTGAAATGTGGCGTTTTGCGTTTGCACTTACTGCTTACACTTGCATAAATTATTTACTAAAACTAACAAAATAAAATTATGAAAATCACAAAGAAATTTATTAAAGAGAATCCAGAAATGAAGTTGAAGGAGTTGTGTCCTGAACTTTTTGAGAATAAGCTTGAAGTTGGCAAGTGGTATAAGTCATTAGAACATCCGGAACAATTAATTTTTATTTTAGACTTTAAAGACGTTCAAAAAATAAAAGCCTACGGTTTTGATATATACGGTATATGGAAAAGTGATGAAGGTCGTTTTAGTTGGGGGCTTCCAGAAGATGGAAAATACAAACCAGCCACCCCCGAAGAAATCAAAACCGCTTTGGAAAAAGAAGCGGTGAAGAGAGGATATAAGGAAGGTGTTAGAATAAAATCATTCAATAAAAAATACGGGATTTGTATGATAGCAAAAAACGACGGCACTATATTTGAAAACAATGAATTATGGATTGGTGGATGTAGAGTATTTAGCGAAGGCACTTGGGCAACCATAATCAAACCCAACCGAATGACAAAACAAGAAGCCAAGGAAAAATTTAATATTGAGATTGTATGAGAGCAAATGAATTGAGGATTGGGAACTACCACTACTATCATATAGTAGATAAAATGGATGAGCGTAAAGAGTGGTATGAAGTTTGTCAAATAGATTATGACGATTTACGTATTTTGACTATAAAAGACGGTATTGACGAAGATTATAAACCAATCCCACTAACCGAAGAATGGTTGATTAAGTTTGGTATAAATAGACAAATTTCAGTATTTGAAGTTTATGGAAACAACAGCAGGGGATTCCATATTGATTTAGGTGGCGAGTGGCTATTTATTAAATACGTCCACACTTTGCAAAATTTATTTTTTGCTCTAACTGGTGAAGAATTAAAAATAAATCACTAAATTTGTTCTATTCATAATTTCTACCCCGTTGCTGATGATTTATAGGAACGGGGGTTTTAAAAATAAATATTATGAAATATACTATTGACGAACTATTGTCTATTTTAGATAAATATTCTGAAACATTAGAAACTTAAAAAGACGAGTTTTATTCAACCGAAAAGGAATTATCTGTTGAATATATAACTAAGTTTTTTCAATACATAAAGCAAAATCAATAATTATGTTAGATTACTTTGGGATAATAAAACTTTGGATTGTGACTTTTAAAAGAATAATCAATGGCTTATAATCAAGAAGAAATATACAGTTTAGCTATATCATCAATAGAAAAAGAAAATCTTTATTTTATTGAGGATGTAATATCGTTTTTACCTATTAGCAAACCCACTTTTTACGATTATTTTAAAGTTGATTCTAACGAACTTAACTATATAAAAGAATTATTAGACGGCAATAAAATAAGAATGAAGATTAAGTTAAGAAGAAAACTTAGCGAAGGAGATAAAGCTGCAGAAATACTAGCTCTTTATAAATTGATAGCAACAGATGATGAAAGAAAAGCTTTGTCTATGCAACATATAGACCATTCCGGAGAAGTAACCACAAACATAATATCACTCGGTAATGGAACTGCTCCCGAAACAAAATAACGCTGTTTATTTCTTAAAAGACAAAACTACAAAAGAAATAATTTATGGTGGGGCAGCAGGAGGAGGAAAGTCAGCATTAGGATGTTTATGGTTAATTGAACAATGCCAAATGTATCCAGGCACTCGTTGGTTAATGGGTAGGTCTAAATTAAAAACCCTAAAAGAAACTACATTAAATACATTCTTTGAACTTACTTCAAATCTTAAAATATCAAACCAATTCAATATAAACAACCAATCAGGGGTTATTTATTGGAATAATGGTAGCGAAATAATTCTAAAAGACCTTTATCAATATCCAAGTGATCCTAATTTTGATAGTTTAGGCTCGTTAGAAATTACAGGCGCATTTGTTGACGAATGTAACCAAATATCTTATAAAGCGTGGCAAATAGTAACATCACGTATTCGTTATAAATTAAACGATTTTAATATAGTACCTAAGATTTTAGGAACTTGCAACCCGTCAAAAAACTGGGTTTATTCTAAATTTTATGTACCATCTACCAACGGGAAAATATCAAATAGTAGGCGATTTATTCAATCTTTACCAACAGATAACCCACATTTACATCCTTCTTATTTAGAATCATTATTAGCACTTGATGAAACAAGTAAAAGGCGTTTATATTATGGTGATTGGGCATACGACAATGACCCGGCTTCACTAATTTCATTCGATAAGATAAACGATATTTTTACAAATAATTTTGTTGTTGAAGGCGACAAATACATAAGTGCCGACATTGCCCGTTATGGAGGCGATAAAATGGTTGATAATGGCGTTAACGTCTGGATTTTCTCCATACCCTTTGGTTATAAGCGTTTCTAGTGTTTGATTGTACGTTTGTGTTTGAACTCCGACAAGTTTATATAAAGCCTCGTTAAAATAGTTTTTATTGGGATTTGTTAAAACATCCCACGCCATTTGTATTCTATTTTTTGCCATTATAATGAA